ACAACAATATCTACATCCTCTTCTTTAACTACAACAAAAATGTAGTAAAGAACACAAATCAGAAGTGTTGCTAAAAGTGGCCAAACTGATCCAATAAAGGATGCATAAGAAATATTAAGTGCCGCCATTGGCAGAATAACAGTCTTTTCTAGTGGAGACCAAAAATAGAAATGGTGAGTTGCCAAATAATCAATAACCCCATATTTCTTTCTACGGTCATCTTGTGGAGCCATTGTATTTAAAACTCCAGCTGAAACTACAACTCTTCCATTAATTGGAAGCACACCAGAAATTGCAGAAGTAAGAGCAATAACTGCCCTCTTGGACTTTACAATTCTGGCTACAAAAGAATAAAGAGGCTGAAACACATCATACTTACGTGCATAATATGAAAGAACCATTACAGTTCCAAGCATTAGGATGTAATACCACTCTTCAAATAGTATACTTAAATTAGGCATTATTTTCTCTTTCTACCACTAATATATAAATACCATTCCACCAGTCTTTTTCCGACTCTAAAGAATTCAGTATTTTCTTACTATACAATATTTTTAATCCAGATTCAATTATTCCCTTATGGGCACCTTGAACTACCTCAGTCCAGTTTGCATCATCAAATATCAAAATAGATTGATTTGCAAAGACCGAGGAATAATATTTAACTGCATTTTTTGTTGACTCAAAATCGTGAGGGCCGTCATAAAAGAATAAATCAATATCAGAAATTTTAGATACGTTGACCTTAAACATATCTGAGTTAGAAATAAATATTTTATTATTGCCCTTGTATTGAGCTATATTATTTTTAAATTCTTCTAACGTATTTGTTTTAGGAGTTTCCCATCCTTCTCTAACGGCTTGTGGGGCTTCCTGCCAAATGTCTACAAAGTATGCTTCTATTGTATTGCCTAATAATGCAGCAGCGGCTGTAGCACCCTGATAAGACCCAATCTCAAGGTATTTTAAAGACTCTTTAGCCAATCCATTTATAAGAGATTGAACTCTTGTAGATGTCAGCCCAGGGATATCAATTTTAATAGGATTATTTACAGAATCTACAATTTGTTGCACAACAAGAGAAACTTTTGGATTTAAATGATTGCCATATTTGGCAGCCATTATTTTGTCACAATAACCACAATCCCAACAATCAAATTTACAATTTTTGATCTTATTGCGCCAGATGGTAATCGGTTTGTCAACCATATTAGTCTCTTCAATAAAATCATTAAAATGATCAAAGAGGACTTCTTCATTGTTGGCATACCTCCTAATTATGTCCATAGTTTCTTTTAGACGGACATGTGATTCTCGCCCGTGCATTTTAATAACATCAATACCTAGGTCGTCTATGAACTCTTGCCAGTCTTGACGCCATGGTGGAAAATTGGCAGTTTTTAAAGCAATTGAAAAATCTTCATGATTCCATTTTGGACAAGATACTCTGCTTATTGGATCATTAAAATACTGTGGTCCATCTGTTCTGGTATTATTGAATTGATAATGCTCGTCCATCATTATACATCCACCAGCGCATGATTCGTTGGCAAGTAGGGATAGCTTTACACCGAACTGCGTTTTTGCCTTCTTAAATCTTTTTAGTTTTTCATGATCTCTCATTAAATCACGATCAAGGTTTATGTAGTCAAAACCAGCTTTCGCAAGCTTTTCTATATCTCTTGGCTCTGAAACATTTCTTAAAATGGTGTTTTTTACAAATAGTTCTGGAAAAGCATTTTTTATTTGGCCTGTTGCCATCCAATGTGTGTGTGGTATCGTTGCAGATCTAATTCCAGAATCATAAACTGGTTTAAAGCTTTTAATAAATAAATCTAAATTTTGTTGAGAAGGACGAACCTCAATATTATTAAATACGGCTGAAGCAGTAACTCCAGTTTCTGACTGAATATGTAACGCTAGATCAATTAGATAATTGTGGTCTTCTTCTCCACCCTGAAAAACATCTCCCATAGCATCTTGATTAAACGGTTCAACTCGACATGTAAAATAAAAATCATAGATAAACGGTTTAAATTCTTTTAAAAAAGAAATGAATTCGTTTAATTGATTTTCATTAAGCTTTGGGTTTAGTGGTACGCTAAACATTTTACCTACAAATCTATTGGTTGTGTTGCCATTTCTGGAGAATAATGCACTCCAAAACGTTTATGTAAAAGTATACCAGTTTCATGCCAATCTTGGCAAGCATCTATCTCTGACATTATTGCTTTCTTTTTTTCAATAATTGTATGCTCTGAGCTCCAGTTTTCATCTCTAAATATTTTTGGAGTAGAAATAGATATACTTATTTTATTATAATAATACTTATTTAAAAGAAAATGCATGATTGATTTTTGAAATAAGCATGCATTAATTTTATCTTCTTCTGTAAGATAGTATTTAAATTTATCCTTATATGGCTCTAGGCTTCTATGAGATAATTGATCATAATGAAGAGTTCCAGGTCTTACATTTATATCCCCTTTATATTTGGCAGCAAATTTATGTGCCAAAGCTACCTCTTTTGGAATAACAATCATGTCTGGAAGCTTTAAATAAGAAAGTAAAGAGTCTTCTATCGAACCTACAAGGATTCCGTTCCAGTCTCCAACTTCATTAATATAAGGCTTTTTATCTTCTACATCATAAAGAAAATAAATCATTCAATTTCTACCCAATTATCTTTTTCAACAGAATTTAAGGCAAGCCTTTCAATAACCTTATTTTCAATTGATTGAATTGTTGAAGAATTTGTTATAGCCTTTGAAACTGCGTTTTCTATTGCTAGCATTCTAACATTATCTGGCAGCTGGTCTATAGCTTCCATATTTCCATTATTTACTTTTCCATAAAACATCAAATCGTATCCCGCTTGAGCTCCAAGTCTTGTGGCCCATAGCTCTGCTTCTAGTCTTTCTTCTTCTTCAGTATCGCCAATTATATCCATAATGAGCCTTCCATCTGGAAGCTTGCCCTCTTCTGATTCATTAAACTTTGTAATCAAAAGCATATATTTATCTCTTTCTTCATATGCAAGTGATACAGTGACTCTCTGACCAGAAAGCTTTCTTTGTAATTCTTTCACATTAAGGTCATGAATCTTTTTTTGAACTGGTGACTCTGTTTGATCTTTCATTTCTAATTCTAATTCTATTTGTAGTTTAGTTTTTTCAAGGTTAAATTCGTGGTCAATAATTGCATTTTCTCTTGAGCCAAGTTCTAGCAAAAACTGTCTTAGCTTTCCAAATGGAGTGTACTGTGCATTTCCAACAAAATTATCAATTTTAAAAATTGGGCTTCCCCATTGTCTATTTACCGCATACAAAAGAATGTCTTTTTGTTCTTTTGTGTATGCCTGAACATCCGACGTTAAATCGTTGATATATCTCATATTATTTCCTATCTATTAAGAGCGCTGAGCTGAGTATGCAGAACTTCTTCCGCTTACCCCTTTAGACTGCATTGTTGCAGATCCTTCAAATCCAGAATCTGTTGCGTAATTCCATCTCCAAGAACGGTTGTTTTGAGTACCATTATAATTACCTAGCATATATTGGTGATCTTGGCCCATATCCATATTTTCTTCTCCAGTATTTGTAATTGGCTTTCCTGGATAAGACACAATTGACTCTGTAGTAAAATTCCATTTTCTAAATGTATTTCCGCCTGCGTAATCGCCTTCATTTCCAGCATATCCAAAGTTTACCTTTGAAGAGATTCCTTTTTGCTGTCCATAGTTTCCAAAGAATGCGCCTGAAGATTGTGTTTCTGTGGCAAAAACAAATTTCATACTATATGAAGATGAGTTTCCATCTCCCCAGTTCCAGCCAGTAAATTCTCCATAAATTGTGCTTCCGCCTGTTCCAGCGCCATCGGTTCTTCCATAACTTGCCGTTGAAGTGCTCCATGTTTTTGTTGCAAAATTAAATTTAAGCAATGTATTTGTAGTTCCACCAAATGGGTTTGCGTATGCATATGTCTGCTCTTTGTGCATAAACGTTCCAGTGTTTCCAACGGTAACTGGTGTTGCGGTAAAAGAAACGCAAGTATTTGTACGCATATTGTATTGTCCTACTGCTGTGCCTGAACCGCCAACTCCTCCATTTAGCTTAACTGCGTAAGCAAATGTATCGTCTGCAAGTCCTCCTGGGTATCCAGTAGAGTTTACCATTACGTTTCCTTTATCAATTGTTGTGTCTGTTGCGTGGGCAACTTCATTTACATTTGACCAAGGCTGCGAAGAATTATAACCGCATATTACATAACCAGTTGTAATAATTTGTCTTAGAAGAAAAGATTTACCTGTTGGTGCGTTTATATATCTTGCTGGTGGAAATGGCATTAGATCTCCACATTATACTTTAACTTTATAGATTCAATTCCAAGTGAAGGCCATGTAAGATTAAATGGATCTTCTTGCTCTGTAATATCTCTAAGTCCTTGTCTGTAAGCAATAATCTTTGCTTTATCTGATTCTGAGAAAGTTGCAAATACATCTGATGTCATCAAGTAGTCTGTTGAAGCAATTGTATTATCTCTATGATATTTAACCTGACTCCATCTAGCCTCTTTTTCTGCCGCCTTTTCAGATGCTGTCAAATTTAAAACTTTATATGAACCAACAACTGCTCCTGCATTCCATTCATATGTCCATGAAATCTTCTTTGTAGAGTTATCAAATTCTGGAACTGTTACATCATCTTGTGTAACATACCAGTCATCAAAACCCTCTAGGGAGCTCTGTGTAATTACAGCTGGGAAATGAGTTGATGGATATAGTTCTCTAAGAGACTGTTCATCAACAATCTGAATAATTTCTTCGTCTTTAACTTGTGCGTACATCATCGTGAGTCCTTCATTGCTACTGTGCCTCTCCAAGAGGTTCCGTTGTCATATGTAATAAAAGTAATAACGTCAATTCCGCCTGAAGTTAATGCTGGTGCTGTTGCTCCAGGGTACTTAGCGTTTGTAAATGTGATTGTATAAGATCCTCCACCTACAAGCTGCAAAGAAAATCCAACAACTCCTGTTGCTGGGGTATTTGTAATGTTAAAAGTTGTATTACCATTAACAGTTGCTGTAAAATCATTTGAAAGAGATAGATCTAGGTTAACAGATCCGCTTACTGTACCCAAATCTCTTCTTCCCGTTGTATATGTATTCAGGGCAATTCCTGAAGAAACAATATTTGTAAAGTTCATTGTTGAGTTTACAACATCGCTATATAGTGCCATTATACTAACCTCCACCCTCTTGTTGCATCAGCATAAACTAAATGTAGTCTAGCAGAGTTTGTATTTACAGTCATATCTTGTGCTGTACCCATAATTGGCTGACCATTTCTTCCAATTGTAAA